AAGAAAGATGCTTTCTCCTGAATCAGTTGTTAACTCAACTTCGAGTGCTTTGCGCGATGAGATTTTACGTCTCATCCCACTGTACATTGATGCCCTTAAGGTCGAGGGTGGCGTTTTATTACGTTCATTCTTGAAGACTTACGGTCGTGAGATCTTCGCTCAAGACAAACCGGAGCGAAGGCTTATGGCTGCTATTCTAGCCTTAATGACGATCAAGCAGTACCTCCTCAACTCCTCGATTGTAAGTCGGGTGATGGAACCTTTAAAGGAACTAGCAACCCTTCTGAAAGTCGAGGCGGCGTACAAGTTAACGCTGCACAACGTTATACTGGTCAACGCTGCTAGCATTCTGTTTCTTAACAGAGTGCAGTCCGTTGCCGTTTTCGTTATCAGCTTAGCTGTGTACGGAAAGAGGGACGCTTTAGTGCGAGTTAAGGAAGTCATGCCGCCGATGGTGGAGGCTCCTGAACCCGTCACTATAGTCAAGTACATGGTCGAACGAGAGGGTGAACCGCTGTCCATGCCAGAAATGGCCATAGCGGGCAGGGTTACCGTTAGTGTTGAGACACCTAAGTACCTTGGTATTATTAGCCGTCAAGACACGAGCGAGTTCGTAGGAAACTGCGTCTTTATCAAGACCAATTCCGAGCAATTCGCCGTAACCGCTCACCACAACATCTCCGCTTTTGTCTCTTTTGACATAACCAACCCGCGCAACAACAACACAATGACGTTCAAGTCTTGTGATTTCCAGGTCATCAACGATGATCTGTGTTTCATGAGACTGGTGCCTAGTGTTTCTGCTTACCTGGGCGTACAACCTGCCGAACCAGCACAACTAAATAAGGTTAGTTCTATTTCTATCCTTTACTTAGACCCGTCTGGTAAGTGCAAGTCGTCGTCCGGCACGCTGGTTAAATCGGAGAATGCCCGAGTTTTCCTTGGCAACTACTCTTCTGTTGCTGGAGCATCCGGGGCTGCTATAGTGCAGTCCGGAAAACTTGTAGGCATCCACAACGGTGCACGACCGTCACAAAACGTGAACTATTTCACCTCCTTGTTCACTTTCGTAAACACTCCTCGCCTGCGCAAGCAGAAGATCAGTGTCACGCATGAACACTCTTCTACCTCCTCCGAAGCTACTGATAGCTGGGAAGATGACAGCCTTTCAGTAGGCGAGGTCATTTCCTTCCGTCATACGCGTTCGAAGTGGGATTCGTTTGACGCCGACGACCGCTACTTAGTTGAAGCAGTCGAAGGGTACGACGAAAGAGACGCTCGTGCTCTCGAGATGGAGATCAAGGACGTAATGGACCAGGGCTATGCCCGTAACAGTCCACAGGTGAAGCAGGCGATCAGTGAAGTCAGAAGGCGTCGTCACATGGAAAGCGCTCTAGCTAACGCTCGGTTCGTACCGAAAGTTAGACTGGAGAACTCCGTCGGCGATGCGGATTTCGATCGAACCAGGGACTAGCTGGTTTACCAAGGCCTCAACTAAACACTTTACCTTTCAACAACCCCGCGCAGCTGAAGTTTTCAGACGTGTCTTTTTACACCGACTTCAACGGATTAACTCTCGTTGGCTCGTGTAAAGCGCGCGTCGCTCGATCTGAAAAGAAAGAGCCTACTGCACGCAACAGTGTCACTGAAAAGTTTTACCACTCCTCCACCTTCGCTAAGCAAGGCTTAGTCGACGAGAACGGCGCAAAGATCTCCACCATTGGAGAAATTTACGCCTACTATTGTCGCAGAGCTGCGCAGACGCCGGCTACGAAGAAAGCGTACGACTTCTCTGGTAAGCGGTTTCCTGCTCTTTTGCAGCGCATTCCGCCCAACAGAGAGTTGTTCACAGAGTTCTTCGTTAATGGAGAGTTGAAGATGTCGGTGTTTGACCAAGTCTGGTCTGCTCGACTCCCTTCTAAGACTCCAGGTTCCCCGCTGGTTTTCAAGTACGCCACCAACGCCGTTTGTGAACCAATCAAAGCGGAGTTCTATGAGTTGGTTAACTTTCGTCTTCAAAACCTTAAGAGCCTAGGCGAACGCCTTTGGCTCGGTAAGAGTTTTGATGTAGACATCAGCAACGCTGAACGCGTTTCTTTCGTCCGCAGTGGTTTGATGGACCCTGTGCTTGTCGGAGTTAAATCCGAAGGCCGGGCTCTTAAGAAAGTGCCACGACTCATCTCCCTCGTCTCCGCGGTTGACAACCTAATATGTCGTGTTCTGATGCATAACGCTTTGCAAGAAGAACAGACTACCAAGGAAGTCTTCATCGCGACTCAGCTCGATCTTGTGACTCAAGAACGCACAGCTGAGCGATTTAAGGAGTTCAAGGAGCACGGGCCGCTTGTTGGTTCTGACTGTAGAGGGTGGGAGTACTCCGTCTCGAGTTCCGATCAGTACGCCGGCATGTTCATGCAGGCGCGCAAAATGGACCTCATCACTCCTGAGGGCGAGCTAAAAGGCGACACTAGTCACTTTTATTCGCTTTTAGGGTTCACCTACCTCCTCGTCAATCGCGTCACTCAGTTGCCTGAGGG